TGTTATTTAAGACCTCTCCGTCAACCATATTAAGTATATATTTCCCCCGGGCAATCCAAGCTAAATTATATTCGTACCGCGTTTTAGGATCTTGGTAAACTCTAAATTCAATGCCTGCTGTTTTATGCTTAGTTAAAGATATAGTATACACTATTCCAAGGCATTTTGCAACATCACAATAGACATTTTCATAAACTAATGTCCACGGGTCTGGCCACGCCTGTGGTAAACTTGGGTCTAGATTATAAGGAACAAAAGGTGCCCTTGCCCAAAACTCCGCAGTATGGGCTAGTGCTTGTTCTATAGGTAAAGACTCAATAGTCGCTCGAAAGTCGCGCCAGGACTTTAACCGGTCCTCGGCTTTTAGTTGAAACATCAAAGTTTATATAAATTGTTTAATATTGTATTTTAGTGTTGCTGTTGATGATACTGCACAAGTTACTAATCCGGAATTGTTAATAAAAACATTTGCATTTAATGTAGTACTAGGTTCAGAATAGTCATCGTCAAACGCAACTGCGCCACCGCTTAGGTTATATTTAATGGTACCAATTCTGTGGTCAGTCCCTTTAATGATTTCATAATCAATCTTGCCAGAACCATTGCTTAATGTAGTAATATTGTTAACGCCGTTGTACATAGGAACACGAACAGTATCAAGATAATTAGTTCTTGACACCATGCCTGTTACGATACTACTTTGACTAATTGTACCTGTTGCGCCGTTAACAAACGTACCGTTGTTTACTAGAATTTCATCTGAGCCTGCACCATCAATTGACAAACCATATGAGCCGCCATCAAACTTAACAGAACTAAAATATACAGTTGATGCAGATTCAAATAATGCCACAGGATCAACTGTAGAGCTTGACAACAAAGTTAAATCTCTAACAGTAATGTAAGAAGGCAAGTCTGCGTCAACGCCAAATAGTGCGTCGCCAAATACTACAAAGTTAGTATCGCAAGAACGTAAAGTAACAATGTTATCACCACTGATAATAGTGTTGTTTTTGCCATCACCGGATAGTGTGCAGTTAGGCGGAACTAAAATAGTATCAGTCACTCGATATGTACCAGCTGGAAAATTAATTATTCTACGAACAGGAGCATGTGTGCTGTTTAATGCTAAAAAATAAATTTGACTAATAGCACGGTTAATAGCCGCGGTGTCATCTGTAATGCCGTCGCCTTTGGCACCAAAGTCTTTGATACTAACCGATTCGTCCAAGACCTGTTGTAAACTACGCTCAATTGGATTAAGAGGATCGTCACTGGTGTTGCTGGTGTAACCTGCTTCAGTGCCCTTAAATGTGTACTTTAATAAATTAGTACCAATTTCAGTCAAGTTAGGTGCTGTTACAATTTCTGTAAGACCTTCAGCTGGTGCATAGTCGGGTGCGCCTGTTACGCCATTGCCAATATATAAACGTTGGTCATCTGTGCTCCAGCCCATTTCGCCAGCGGCCAACTGCGGTAGGTCTTGTTGTAAGCCTCTACGTACTTGAATTCTACTGATTTGTACAATCGCCATTTTACTCTAATCCTGAAATATAATGTATTTATGCAGTCAGGTAATACAGTTCAACACGTTTGTTCCACTCATTGCACCAATAGTCAAACTCTTCACCTTCGATGACAAATTCTAGGTATTCCGGCTTGGTATAGGTGCCATCTGCCAGCTGTTTTGGCTGTACAGCCATCAAAATAACGCCAGTATTAATATCTGTGCCATGTGTATTGTTGTGCGCTTGTGCGTATGCAGCTAGCTGAACAAAGTAATCCGAGATCCACTCAACTTTTTTAACTTTGTTTGCTTGCTTAAAGTCCATGATAGCAGGCTTGCCTTTCCACTGTCCTACTAAGTCTGTGGTTCCGGCATATAACCCACTATAATACAGCGGTACTTCACTGCCCCAGAATTCGTCTGCGTGACATAATCCATTAAGGATAACTTCTGCGGCCATGAACCACGATGGGTGTGCATAGGGATTACTAGGAAGTTCACGCATTTCGTCTGTTTTGACATAATGCTCTAAGTAAGTGTGCATACGTGTTCCGCGATTAGCAGCTTCCGTTGTGATTGCTTGTGCTTGTACGTCGCCTACACGTTTACGCCAATTGTTTAAGGCTTCTTTACTTTCAGCACTTTTAGTCTTGTCAAGTATAGTAGTTACACTAGGCACTCGTTCGCCATTGGGCAAGGCATAATGTCGCTTACCATCTACGCTTTCACGTGACAGTACTTCATACTTGTATCGTTCAGTTATCATATTCTAAATGATTCGCCGCATCCACAGCGATCCTTTTCTAAGGGGTTATTGAATTCAAAGCCTTCATTCAAGCCTTGACGTACATAATCTATTTCTAAGTTATCTAATATAGGTAAATCTTTGTTGTCTACTACAATACTAAATCCATTGCATCTAAAACTAGTAGAGCCTTCCCAAGTTTCATCTACGTATTCTAATACATAGGCTAGTCCTGAACATCCTGTAGTGCGAACGCCCACACGAATGCCAATGCCCTTGCCACGCTTGGCCAGGTTGTCTTGAATCTTTTTACTTGCTGTGTTTGTTACGGTAATCATTTACGGCTGCCTTAATTGCATCTTCTGCTAGTATCGAGCAGTGGATCTTGACCGGCGGAAGCGCGAGCTCGCTTGCAATCTCAGAATTTTTAATTTCCATTGCGGAATCAAGTGTTTTGCCCTTGACCCATTCCGTGACAAGTGACGACGAAGCAATCGCTGAGCCGCATCCGTAGGTTTTAAATTTTGCATCTACTATTATCCCATCTTCTACTTTGATTTGTAGCTTCATTACATCACCACATGCTGGTGCACCAACCATACCAGTTCCTACTGTATCGTCGATTTCCATTTTGCCCACATTGCGTGGATTTTCGTAGTGATCTATTACTTTGTCTGAATATGCCATAGGAATGCTCCTTACGCTATTGTAGCGTTAATAAATGGGTAAGTCAATTGATTTATTTGTTTACGGCTCGTTTAGCCATACTGCTTACTACTTTAGCAGGATCGCCTGGGGCTGCTGTTTCGGCACCAAGTGGGTCCGAGTCATCAATGGTGTTTTCTGGTAGGGCCAAATAGATATACTTGGAACCAGTTTTGTCATCATCTTTGATGTCTTTGATCAACGACTTAACAACATCGTTGTGTTCATTTGCCGCTTCAAGAGCAGCATAATTGAACGCTTCATTGCCGGGAATGGCACGAACACGTTCAATTACTGTGTCAACTTTAACACGTGGTGTTACTGCTGAACTTTGTGTTGCTTCATTACGTAACCACTCTAGAGCAGTGATTAAGGCAGAATCTCCGCGAGTATCTGCTTCGTCTTCGATTGCCTCGAATTCAATTTCTGATTCTAGAATGATGTCACGTATACGCATTAACGACGCTCGCGGCCTAGTTCTTCTTCGCCACCAACAGCAGCATCAGTTGCATCAAAGCCGTCAGCTTCTGGAGCGGCACCTAAGTCGCTGTCAAAATCTGATTCAGGGCTAGCACCCAAGTCTGGCTCTGCACCAAACTCATCGCCGCCACCTAAGCTCATATCAGTGTCGGCAATTTGCTCGCCGCTTAGTACACGAACTGAAGTGTCAGCAGTTTCACGTGCTGTGCTTAATGCTGTGTACAAGTCTGATAATGTTGGGCTCATGCTGGTCTTAAATGCTTCTGCTTGCTCACTACCAATTTGGTCACGGATAGTATCAATCAATGCAGGGATTTGTTCGTTTTGAACTTTGCTGATTTTTTCTAACATGTCTTGGATACTGTCAACAATATCTTTAGCAGCTAAAACAGCTTCTGAACGACCTAATTCACTTTCAAACAAACCTTGTTCGCTTGATAGCCATTTATCTAGGCCTTCTTTAACTAACATAAGTTCCATGTACTTGGCATTCTTTTCAGCGGTGTGTGCGCCAAAAGATTTTTTAATGTTAGTGATATTTTCACCTAATGCTTTAGTTAAACGTTGTGCTTTAGCATAAGTTAGATTATCATAATCAACTGTAAAACCAAAACGGCTTTCAACGATTTTGTTAATCTTTTGTGGGGTTACTTCGGTACGCATTTCTGAGAGTCTCATTGTTTATATTCCTAAACTTTATGTAGTATTTATACCTATTCCCAGACTTTAGCTAACTTTGCATCACGATGCAATCGCTGTATTTTGTCTCGGGCAATATTTAACCTAGATTCTGCCATTTCTAAACGTGGCATTCTAGTATCTACTGTTATATAATCCTTACGTAGCCTTGCTTGGTCTATACTACGGCGCAAACTTAGCATATCTGTATAACACTTATTTATTTCTCTATCCAACGTGATGATTTCGCTGGCATTGTAGTATTTTTGCTTGATAGTGTATATTGTGTAAAGTATAGCACTAATCTTACCTTCAAAGCGATGCACAAATTCACCATTATGATTATAAACATCACAGGTTTTGTTAGGGTGTACATGCAGTCTATAAAGCCCAATACGATACCCTGTGTTTGTAGGAACACAAATAGGAGTAGAGCTTTGTTCTTGTAGTTTGCCCAGTTCGCGATTGGTCCATCGCTTGATGTAATCTGTGACTTGGTTTAATTCTTGTGCTACTGTTGGGTTTACTTGTTTATCGTATTTTTTTCGTGTATGTGATTTGGCCATTTTCATTACGGCGCAACAGGATGTCCTGGGTCGTTAGTTGATTAGCAATTTCTTGCTCGCGCTCATTTAGCGCATTCTTTGTTATTTTAGATTCATGTTGGAATCTGCCTAGCAAATCAGCTTGCTCATTAGTAATGCTGATTTGTATGTTATTCAGTAATTCTACTATTTTCATTTCATTATCAAATGTACTAGCAATCCAATGACTGCTGTTATTAATATACCACCAATTGTAGTTCCAATGGTAATAATTGTTTTGTTATTATCGTTGCCTACGCCGCGAATTGTATCTTTAATGTCTACAATATGTACTTCTAGTTTGTCCATACGACCTTCAAGATTGTCTAGTTTAGTTTCCAAGTTAGAATACCTTTCCGCACAAAGTTCTACGTGCGCCTCTAAACTCTTCTTTTCGATATCGGTGGTTACTGACATAATCGCTTCTTTCTATTATAAGCGATGCGTTTCTAGTGGGCCTGTGTGTGCCTTGATATGAGCCATAATGGGTGCCGTAGCATCAAAGTATATTTATACAGATTCAACTTGTTTAAAATAGATGTTTTTAATGGTCCCATAAGGATAAAAGATGGGCAACATGAAACGGGCAGTTTCTGCAAGTCCAGTAACAATAGGCACTTGTTCAAAGTCTTTTAGTAGGCCAGCAAGAGGTTCGTTTGGTAAGTCGTAGATTTCTTCTTTTTCTACTGACCACGACCATGCCCAAACTTTTTGTGTACCTGTATAGAAGTCGCCAAACTCAGCAATGGCAATGTCCTCAAACGTTGCCACGGCAGGTAACTGTATATGATGTGGCTGAACTCTGAGTCCAATGCATTGTAATACCGTTTCCCAGTTACGTTGTTGATTGCGTTCCGTGCTGTCATTGTCCCCACGAGTTACACCAGTAGCAGTAATATCTACTAAACTGTACCCCTGAAAGAAATGTAAATTATTTGACATGGTAAACATATTTATCGGCCATAAAAAAACCGCTAGTTAAAGCGGTTCTTTTATTTTAGTTAAAAACTATTAAGCTAGTTTGAAACCGTTTGTGCTTGATACAGTTACACCTGGACCTGCATAAATGTTAGCTGCAATACCAACGTTGCCCAATGATTGGATACGTGTTTGTAATGCGGCAGTAGTTGAACCTGTTGCTTCAACTAAAACGCTTAAACGATCTGAATCAGCTTGGTACATAACGATTGTGCTGTCTTGACCAATTGCACGTAGAATAGTTT